ATCAACGCCATATCTTTCTAAGTTCGTTTTTTTAGATTTATCCCCAATAGCCCCGGATTTCATTGGATGATCAACGCCATATCTTTCTAAGTTCGTATTGCGTATTTTGTTTTTGATTTCTTCTGATTGAAACACGTTCTTAACTCCATACTTTTCCAAGTTGGTGGCTTCTAATTTGTGCTGAGTTTTTCTTCTACCTTTTGAAATTCTATTATTGATCTCTTCTTGGGATATGTCCTTTGTCTTATTCTCTTGAGCTTTCTTATAGATCTCTTTATCAGCGAATGGAGAGCCTGAGATAGACTGCTCTTTTAGCCTGCAAGCCTTGTGGCAAGCCGAACCAGACTTCTTTAGGTTAGCCCCATATATCCTGTGAGGCTCTCCACAGAAGCGACAGGTAGCCCATACATGTTTCTTCTGATACCCTACCTCGTTGGGACTGAACCCCTCTTCTTCTAATGTCTTGTCAGCAAGTATCTCAGATTTATAGTTGTGTATTTTTCTTTCAGCCATAAGGGTAGTATACGAGAAACTTAATCACTTTTCCTTTGGGCAAATAAAAAAGGACTGCCCTGATGGACAGCCCTTTTCTTTGAGTTTTACTAAATTACTTACTATTAGGTAGCGGAGCTAATTTCGATCTTGGAAATCGCGTAGTCGTTAACGATTACGATTCCGATTTCTTCATAGATAACCCAGCCGAGCCTTAATTTCTTAGGGTCATCTGCTGGCAAGACTGTGATGTCTTGACGGATTGGGAATGCGCCGACGTTTTCAGGCGATGCAACGACGAGAACGACGTTAGTTTGCATACGCGAGGAAACGTGAATGTCAGCGGTCCAAAGGTGACCATAAAGACCTGTGGTGATGATTTCTCTCTGAGTTGCCTCATCGTAGAAGTCCTTACCGAAGGTACGGATGGAAGCATACTGGTTAGCATGCAGAACGATCTTAGCAGCGACGAGGTCGTGCTGTTCGATCAAACGGAAAGCCGTGTTGAGCGAAGCAATCGAGAGCGTACCGATGTTTGTGACGACCTGAGACTGAGCAATAGGGTCGGCATCTCGTGCATCAGCAGCAGCGATAAGAGCGTTGAAGATGTTTGTATCTTCTTCTTTTTGGATGGCTTCCTTAGCCTTGATCTGCGCGCGGTCTACAATGTAGAATCTACGAGCCTTGATCTCAGACAAACGAATCGTTGGGTTAGCAGCGATTTCGAATGTAGGGACGAGGATTTCTTCGCCTTCCTGAATCTGGTCAGGAACTGCACCGCGACGCGATACAACGTGAGCGATAGAAGCAACGTCTCTCTCGTAACGTGCGAGTGCGCCTTGCGGCAACTCGTCAACCATCAAAAGCTTACGGCCGACAGCTTGATACTCAAGCGAACGACGAATTGGCTCTACCATGGCCTGTGCCAAAGCGGTGCGACCTTCAGAGGTCTCAAGTGCTTGGGCGATAATCATTTCCTTGTCCGAGTTGGACAATCCTTGTTTTGCAAAAGACATAATCTTTCTCCTTTTTTGAGGCTATCGCATACTGCAATAAGCCTTGGGTGTTTGTTGTTTGTTTTTAGTTCAGGTCTGCTTTACGCATCAGACTCTTAGAACAACCGTGAGGTACGAACCGAGGGTAGTCGAACCGTCGATTGTGTCAGTTCCTGCAACGCCGCTTGGATAGTCGCGAGGAGCTACCGTGCAGATTCCGACCTGTGTTCCTCCGCCGTCTACGATTGTCAACAGCCCTGTAGCATCGCTAAAGAGTGGGAGACCTGGGACAAAGGAGTCCGCAGCATCGTATTGGTCGGTATGGAACTTGCCGCCGCTGTTATAAACGGTGCATTTGCCGGAAGCGCTTGTTTCGTTGAAGAAGTCGCTTACGCGGTTAGAGGTTGAACGAGACTCTCCTGTTGGGCTGATGACGAGGTCAGCAGCGTAAGGGGAGTGTCCGCCTGATGTTTCTGAGCTATCGCCTGCAAGACCGACTACTGCCGATGTTGCGTCTGCGAGAACTACTTCCCCATCAGAGTTGAGGGTAACGCATTTACCTTCAATGATGTTAGGGTTTGTTGTTGAGCTGACAGGGTACATGTCAGCTACTACTACTTGGTCTTCAATAAGTGCCATTACTTATAATCCTTCTTGTTTGTTATCTCTGTCCGAAAGCTTGTTTCATAGAGAAATTTGGGATCTCTTGAGCTTCTTTGTTCTGACGTTCAAGCTGGAAGATTGACTGAAGTTGGCTGACCAATTGGTCTTCGCTTGACTTCGGTTGCTTCTGGCTCAACACCAAGGGTCGCTCTAGCCCTTCTGATACCGTGGCGAGTCCCTTTTTCTTAGAATCAACATTGGCGAACGTCGCCTTTTCGTAATTCTTAATCAAGGAAGGTCCGTACTGAGCCAATTCAGATACTTTCGTTTGAAGTTCGCTGGCTTTGATAATGCCCGATTCGAGCATTCTGCCTGCAACTCGGAAAGCTTCCTGTTGGCTATTACTTACCTTGGACTCATCATTGCCTTCTGCAATGACAGTACCCTTATCTTTAGTTTGCTTTTCAGATCCAATTTGATCTGATTCCTCATGTCCCATCAAAGCGTCGCCAGTAGCGACATCAGGATGGTCAGCAGGCGACTTTGGAGCTCCTTCGAGCGTTTCGCCTTCGTGGCCCATGAGGCTTTCTGTTGCGCTGCCTTCTACATTAGAAGGATCTTCAGCGCTAAAGTTTTCTTCATGACCCATTCCCTTGCCAGTGCTGTGAGGCTGAATATCAGAATCATCAGCAACAGGCTTCTTAGGCTCAAGTTGCTTAGCAACTCTACTAATTAGGTCATCTGTTCTTTGTTTGCTATTGCTTACAGAACCTCTCATTGAGATGGCTTCTCTAAACATGTCATCTTCGGATGATGCCGACTTCTCGTCTACTTCAGACTTTCCGCCGCCATCTTTTCCGCCCGTAAATCTAACGTCTCCGCCATCAAGACCTTGCTCGCTTTCGTGACCCATTGGGCTACTGCCCGCTGGTACGGAAGGAAGAGGTTCTGACTTATCGATGTTCTCTGACTCGTGACCCATAAGGGCTTCGCTTCTAGGAACGTCAGGGTGGGTTGCGTCTTTTACGGTTTCGTTCTCATGTCCCATTTCGCTATTGTTCTTACCCGAGAGGGCGTCGCCCGCAGAGTAAGATCCAATGTCGCTAGAGTCTTGAACGAGTTCTTGTTGAATTTCTTTTTCGCCAGCAGTCTTCATTGCGTTAGCAATACTGTCATAGTCAAGACCAGAAGCCTTACCGATTCCGCCGATGCGTCCAGACATGAAAGAGAGATCTCTGTCGAGTTTCTCTTGCTGTGCTTCTGCGGTCAGTTCTGTCTTCTGTGAAGATGCCATATTAAATCCTTGTGGATGCGTTTGTTCTTGTTCTTGATTTTGCGCAGGGTTTCCTCTATTTACTTCTGGATTTCCTGTCATTGGCTTCGAATAGCCGCAAGGTTTATCTTCTTGAGGTTCTTCTTCGCCGCAGCATTTGCCGTCAGTCATAGGCTTATCGAGACCCAACTCTTCAGGTCCGCCCATTTCTCCGCCAAGGTCTCCGCCGACATCGGCAACGCCGTCTTCGCCAATTTCTCCTACGGTTTCGTTGCTGTGATGATCTTCTTGAGCAAGATCTCCAGCGTCGTCGCCAAGAGCAACGTCGAGTTGAGCATCAAGCTTTTCAGCCAGGTCTGCATCAAGTTCAAGTGTTACGGTTCCAGCCATTTCGCCGCCGCCGTCAAACGGGTCTTCGTCATTAGCGAAGTCTTCTCCGTGTTGTTCGTCAACGTCTACTGGCGGTCCATCGCTACCTCCGAAAGGATCTCCGTCGCCTTCGAGTTCGTCAGCCAAGAATGTTTCATCAGAAGCAACAAGAGTCTTGAGCATAGAGCAGGCTACGGCAGCTTCTCTGACCGAGAGGTTATCCTTACGGATGAACTTCTCGACGCAAACTTCCGTTCCGTCTCTATCTTCCCATTCTTCAGCAACCTTGATTGCCAAACGATCTGTGTATACGCCAGCATTCTTAAGGCTCTTGCATACGCATTCGTGTAGAGGCTTGCCTTCGCATGGTCCGCTGAGTGCGAGTGAGTTCTTTCCGTATCGTCTTGCCAATTTTTCGTGGCAAGATTCGATTGGGAAGCTGTCGCCGTAAGAGGCATAAGACTTCTTAAAGTCATTGAGTACGCTTCCGTTCTTAGAAGCAGTCTTAACTTGCTTGATTTTTCCAGCAGCCTTCAGTTCGAGAAGTTTCTCGACCTTAGATTCTAGTGGAAGCATATCGAAAGCTGTTTCAGATATTCCTGCTTCCTTGAGCGAGTCAACCAATGCTGTTCTCTGCTTCTCGCAGGTTGGGCAGGCATTGCTTGGGTGCTTAGGAGTCCATGACCATTGAGCGTAAGCGTGTCTTGCTTGTTCCTTAGAGGCTTGCTTCTGAACAGCATACTCAACTCTATACTTCGTACCAGAGTCAAGGCATACATGCTCTCCGTTTGCCAACTTAACAGTGTTGTTTGTTCCTGTTACTGGGCTGATGCTTCCGAGTTCGATACCCGCTTTTGCGAGTTTCTCGATTGCGCCAGGCTTAAGCCTAGTCATTGCGGCAACGGGGATCTCTGGCATTTCGCCTTCGCCTCCGGCTGGCATTTCAAAGCCTTCGCCTTCAAGCCCAGCGTCTTCCGTTTCTAATTCTCCGTCATCTACTTCTTCGCCAGTAAGGTCAGCCCACTTGGATACTTCTACAGTAATCTTGTAGGTGAACTCGGACGAGCAGTTATTACATTTTCCTTTACCGTTGATAATATCAACATCATCGCTACCGCAGACGCAGCAAAGCGATCCAGGTGGCTTAGGTTGAGCATCATCGAGTCCTTCGTCTCCGAAGTCGCCTCCCATGCCGTCATCCTCAAACGATTCAACAGGTTGTTGTTCCATTCCAGGAGCGCCAGGCATTGAAGCGCCAGCGCCGGGCATCTGAGATGCTCCGCCCTGTCCGCCCATTTCTCCGCCCATCATTTGAGCTTCCTTAACCATATTTGCTCTCTTTTGAGCAGCAGCGGTTTTAACAGTTTCCTTAGATCCTGCCATTGGATTCATTCCGCCGGCTGGCATTCCGCCCAGTGGCTTACTTGACATCATTCCGCCCATCATGTCTTTATCGTCATCAAGTCCGCCCTCGTCTTCGAGTTCAGGCTCGATTTCTTCGAGGCTATCGGAAACGCCATCTTCATTAAGAGGACCGAAGTCATCTTCTCCGCCGAGGTCTCCGCATCCGCCCATGTCGTCTCCAATGACTTCGACTTCAACGCCGTCAATCATGTCGTCGTCCATGCCGCCGAGTTCATCTCCAAGTTCATCTCCCATGTTCATTGACATATCGCCAACGACCTCTTGAAGTTCTTCAAGAAGTGTTTCAAGGAGACCTGCTTTCTTATTGATCTTGACGCTGGCTACCTTGTATCCTTTGCCGACTTCTTTATTAGCTAGTTTTTGAATAGCCTTAATAAATGCTACTTTATCTTTTCTGTCATATTCTCCGAGATCTGCAAATGTTGATTGAAGAACAACGCCATCGATTTCGCTAAGTGCTTCATCGATTGCGGCGAACTTGTCAACAACGACATCATCTTTGATTCCTGCAAGTTTCTTCTGAACCTTCTTATCAACAGCAGCCATAGCGGACTTCTGTGATAGAAGTCTAGACATGGTTTCGAATACATCTTCAACCTTGACGCCAGGCTTGGCATTTTCTGCGGTTGCAATAGCGATTGCATCAAAAGCAGAAGCCTTAACATCTTTGCGTGCCGTCTTAGTGAAGTATTCAGCAGAAGCAAGGGCAGACTTTCGATCTTCGTTTTTCAGTGGAAGCGAGTTGATGAGTGTAACAAAAGCGAGTTTGTCTCTCTTCTTACCATTATCAGATGCTTCATAAAGAGCTCTGCGAATATCTTCTGGAGACTGGTCGAATCTTGCGATCATGTCGGCAAGTGCGTTTGCGGCAATCTTGGTCAATGTATTAACATATCCCTTGCTTGCCCATCTTTTAATGCCGAGGCTTTGATTCTTAAGTTGATCTTCAGTGATTGTTTCGTAAGTTCCAACGAAGGTATGGTTAGAAAGCAATCCTCTCAATTGATCTTGAGTAATTGTTTCTGTCCAGTCATCAGCGAGTTTCGCCGAGACATGATTGCTCCAATCATCCCATTGCTTTTCAGTAATGACTTCAGGAGCGTCCTTCCATCGCATGATATGTCCATCTGTGACTTTGTCCAGTTGGTCTTGTGTGATTGTGTCGTATGTTCCAAGACGAGTCTGTGGGCTTGCGGTAGTTGTATCATCCAACTTCTTACCGCTGCCATCAATCAGTTGATCTTGAGTAATTGTTTCGTAGGTATCGCCCCAACGAGGGTGAGTCTCAGGTGGCTTGCTATCAAATTGCTTTTCAGTGATTACTTCTCTTTGCTCTGGTCTTGCTTCTGGGTTAGAACTGACTTGAGCTTCTTTTTGGGTTTTATCAGCCATCTTAGAGCCTGACTCCTTTATTAGGTTTTCTAGAATTTGATTTGCTGCGGCGCGCGGCTTTTCTTGTGCGTATTGCTGCCACTTTTCTGGAAGGGATGCGATTTTCGTAACGAGAAGTACGTCATCTCCTTTAGCCTCAGTAATGTATCCATCATCAATAGAAACATTAAGTGAGGTTTGATCTACTTGGTTTTGCCATAGTCGAGTCATATTTTTATCTCCAGTATTTTCTGCTTTTTTACGCAAAGAGTTCCTTAGCGCAGTAATTCTTTCTTTTACATTAGAGGAAAGTTTATAGAATTCCTCTTTTTTCTTTATAGTTCCGCCAGTTACAGAACCAAGTCCGCCCAATAGTTCTTGTGATCCAGATCCCGAAGGCTCTGACTTCTGAGGGGCTTTAGGCGTCTCAGTAGGCATTTCTGGCTGAACTGGGTCGGGAAACGGTTGTTCTGCAAGAGCATTAACTTTCGTATCTGCTGCTGTAGTAATTTCTGGTGGCGATTGAAGCTGTGAATAGCCCATTTCGTTTAATTCATCAATCGTATCTTGCATTTTTGCCATTGCTTCGACTAGATCAGATACATATTCAATGTCTACATGATCCTTCATAGACATCATGCTTTTCGCAACGAGTTCTATATTGTTCATTGACTCTTTGAGCATGTCTAGTTCAAGCTGGCCTGCCAATTTAACGTCAGTGCGAGGCTCGGACTTTTTAGATTCTTTGATTGAGCATGAAGCAGAAGCTGCCTTTTGCTGTTTCTTTCTCGCAGAAATAAGCTTCTCAGTTTGCTCTCTAAGTTCAGCAACTTTCTTTGTTACTTCGGGAGTATGAAGAACATCTGTTACTCCGCAAGTATGGCAAGCGGGATTAACTACAAACGAGTTCTCAATGAACTTCAAGCCGTAGTTCCATTCAAAAACCTTCTGCTCTTTAAGCATATGAGTTTGAGAAGATCCTTTTGCGCATCCGCATACCGGGCAGTCATCATCAGGATTGCAATCGCTTTCGTGGAAAGCGCATTTCTGCTGACCGTTACGAGTTCTATTTTTCGACTCTTTAATGTGAGTACAGTATTCATCAGCCGTATGAGCCATGTTGTGGCATACAGAACAGACAGAATACTCAACAGAGCATCCCATCGATGTATTACTTACTGCCAAGTGGTTTACACAATAAGTATGATCGTCTTCTACTTCTATGTCATAGACTTTTCCGTTATAGTCTATTTCTTCAACGCTTTTTACTCTTCTTAAGATATAGTCATCTACAGAGTGCCATGAGGCTGGCTCATATTGAGGTATGTCTGCTTGCTTAAATAGAAGCTTTTCTCGCAGTTTTTTTGAGGTTGTTAACCCGAAAGTAATCTCATGTACAGGCTTGTATCCCCAACCCTGTTTCCCACAATTTTGTCTAACCCTGTAGTTAGTGCGAACTCCAATTTTAGAAAACAGTATTCTTAATTGACTGGCTAGTCCAGCAGACACCGTTCCGGCACCATATGTCTTTCCTTTGACATTGTAGCCATCGCCTTCAATATACCCTGCGAGAATAGCGGCTGTTAAATCTTCTGACAAATTTAGAAGGTCTGTATTTAGTTTTTTGCCATCAGAATACTCGCCGCATTGCTTGTAGAACCATTCCGCAATGTCTTTTCCGTATATAGAGACTCTGCTTGAAGAGGCTTCTGGATAGAAGTTTATAGTTGGCTTATTCCTATGCTCAGGGAAAGCCTTTTCAAGCAAAGAAGCAGTTCTGTCAGCCAACGTCTCTAGCTCGGTATGGGCGTAGTTAAATATTGAGCAATGGCGTTCGCCCTTTCTTTTCTCAAAGCTTCCTTCTGCAAGGAATAGCCCAATTAAATAAGCTTGTTCTTCAGATATTATATCTTGCGAATCTTTTGTGTTAATTTTTGGTTCATAAATAAAATCCCCTTCTTCCAATTCGTGAGCTTTTATTTTCTTTATATGTTCGTGCTTTAATTTAGCTCCCCTAACATTGTGTCCCTTAACAAATTTACGGTTAAATGTTTTTGTTGTGACTCTGCTGTCTTTTAATTGAGGCAGTTCTTCTCCGCAACCGCAAGCACACTCGTCAGGCAGCCTGTAAACCATAATGTGGTGATGAGAGGTACATACTAGAGGGGCTTTTATGCCTTCTGCTTGAATAGACAGCAATGGGTAGGAGTACCCCCTCATCCTGGTGCCAAGGACTTTCTTTACATTCCCCTTACCAGAAATGACATAATCCCCGTCTTCGATATCAGCGATGCATTTTTCAGTTCCATCAGACATCAGAACGGGGGCATCTGGCGGGAAGCATCCTGCGATGTAGCCTTCTTCGATACCGCGAGCGAGTTTAGGATAAGCGACCTTATCTACTCTAGCGATAATAAAGATACCCTTTTCATTGTCGTCATACCAAGAGTGGACGCAGTTTCCGCGAGCCATTTCAGCATCATCGTTTTGGTGATTTGTAAAGATAGGAACGCCAACAAAGGTGTCGGCAGCTGCTTTTAGTTCTTTCTTGGAGAATGCATCGCCATTATCGTTAGGCTCGTCTTCCTTGATGGCAAAAACTTTGACATATAGGTTTTCTGGATGCTTATCTAATTCTGCTTCTAAATCGAAGCCTCCAAGATCTAGTTTTTGCGACTTCTCAATTGAAGCAGTTTTGATTCGCTTGGGCAGGTTATATACGCCCCAACCTTCTGGTTTGTTAAGCGCTTCAAGATTCTTCATCGAGAAAGATGCTGATTTATCAAATGCCATAGTTTAATCTCCGGTCCTTATAGATTTTTTCATTTTGTTAGCAACTTTTAACTTACAAGGAAAAAGGCTTAAATTCCTTCTTTAGATATAGAAAGGATCACCCCTTGACATGCCTCGGTATCTCTATATCTCTCAAATGGTCAGTCGTATACCTTGGTGAACCCTTTGGCATCTCGACTCCCCATTTATCAGACGCATGACTAAATGCGCCTTGAATATTATTAAAATACTCACCGCTTGGCGAATAAACTGTTTTGTTGGGGTCATCAGGAAGTCTTTTAATTCCTGCAAAATACATCTTCTTATCTTCTTGAGTGATGGCAGGTCCAACAACAATGAAGTAATCTCCGTCTGTTGTATAGTCATGACCTTCCCATCTCATATAAGATGTTGGACCAATTTCTTCATCAAATTTCTTTTTCAAGTCGTCTGATTTTTCGCCATACGCTTCTTCCCAGTTGATGCCTCTGTCTTTAATTCTTTTACGGTTAAATGGGTTTTCACCATCTGAACCAGGGCCAGAGTTTTTTTGTGGACCAAGAGCTTGTTTGTTTAAGTTAAATTTTCCCATTATTATCCCCTTAAAAAATTCATGTATTCAAGATAGAAAGAATCGTCTATTGTTCCGGCAGTAAGAACGATCTTCCCTTCTCCATCTTTATTCGATGCAATGTCTTGAACAACCTTCCCTCTCAAAGAAGATCCATCAAAAGAAGAATACTTCTTCAAAATATCTGTGTTTAGGTTGGCTTCCTTTTTGTTCTTACCTTTTTTGCTCTTTGACGCTTCAACGATGTGTTGATAAACAACATCTCTTACAGCATCAATATGTTCGTAAACCGCTTCCTCGCTAAATCTCATAACCTTCCAGCCGACCTGAGCAAGCTTCTGATCTCTCTCAGCATCTCTTTGTTTTAGGTCCGGTCTTTCATGCCAAATTGCTCCATCAGTTTCAACAGCAACGCCTAATTGAGGGTATGCAAAGTCTAAAACGAAAGGCTGTTGTTCGCCAGGTAGTTTTACTTGGTATTGTCCAAACAAGTCATAAGGAACTTTTAAAGATTGCAATTCATTGAACATGGTAGATTCAAGCTTGGTCAGCTTCATGATCTGCGGAGGCGGAGCCTGTTGTTCTTCTTCCTTGCCTCCCTTGCCTCGCTTGGTTATTTTGGGCATGCCGCCTGCAGCTGCGCCCATATCACCGCCAGGCATTCCGCCGCCCATTTCGCCCCCCATGCCTCCTGCCATATCTGCGCCAGGCATACCGCCTGCCATTGGGTCCATGCCGCCTGCCATTGGGTCCATACCCATGTCTCCGCCCATGCCTCCCATATCTCCGCCCATGCCTCCTGCCATATCTCCTTCGCCGCCAGGAGCCATTAAGCCAGCCTGAGAAGCAATAATATTTTCTTGACGCATTCTTTCTATTTCCGTGTCGTAGTCGAGATCCAGTTCTTCAAGAATGGTTTGCATCGACATACCTTGCTTGTCATATATCTGTAGATAAGTTTGAACCTTGTTGGTGTTATCTCTAAGGTTCATGTCATTGAATTTTACTTTCGGATAGATATATACAGTTTTGCCTCGACGTTTTGTTTTGGCTTCATCTACAAAGCCCTGCATCATCGCGATAGGCTTAAATATCTTCATTTCAATCCAGTCCTTGAGACGGTTGCGCCAGTTCTCAAGGCGACGGATCATGATTTCGACGCCGACTTGAGCAGAATTATAACCAGCCGCATCCCCGTTCAATATTGCCTGGTTGATCATAAGTCCGTCAAGGATCTCCTTGCCGATTTCTTCCATTTCATTATTGAGTGTGTGTATCTTGCCAGTATTGCCGCAAATAGATACTTTGCCGTTTCGACGGACAATCAGCCAACTGTTAGGAACTTTGACGCAATAAACCTTGCCGTTATAGTCCGGTCGGAGTATATGCTGTTTACGTAGATTGAATTTAGTGTTTGTTCTTCGTTCAGACCAAAAAGTTCTGTAAATTATTTTGCGATTTGGATATTTGTCTCTGTTGTCCTCGGCAATAGAAGAAGGCCAGTACCCAAGCTTAAGCAACATCTCAGACCAGTTATCCGACAATTCCTTAGAAGTTGTTGTGTATTTGTATTTGAGAGAATTAAGGCTACCACTAACGCTCCCATCGCCAGACATCATGGCGTCGTATATAACCTTTAGTTTGTCTTTAGGAAGATTTAGTATCCATCG